ACAATCCAATAGAGGTACCAACCACAAGTTGAAAATTTCCGGCCGGCCGGGCCCCCCACACCCCCTTTTTAAAAAAGGGGTCCCACTACTTCAGGTTGTATTGCCGGATTTACACAGTTAATGGTGGAAAAATCGTTTTGAAACCCTTATAAAGGCAGTAAAATTTTTTAAAAATTTTTATGAATTTAAATAACGTTGATATTAGTAGGCTTCCAGCCGACATCAGAAAGCAATTTAGACAACTTCAGGTTTTACACGCTGAAAAAAAGATACAAAACAGGGCAAAAGACGATTTTTTAAGCTTTGTTAAGTGTGTTTGGCCCGAGTTCATTGAAGGAGCGCACCATAGACACATTGCAAAGAAATTTAATGAACTTGCAGAAGGCAAAATTACACGTTTAATCGTAAATATGCCTCCAAGACACACAAAATCGGAATTTGCGTCTTATCTTTTGCCCGCATGGATGGTGGGCCGTAATCCAAAGTTAAAAATCATTCAAGCAACGCACACTGGAGAGCTTGCAATACGTTTTGGACGTAAAGCAAAGACCTTAATTGACTCTCCTGAGTATCATAAAATTTTTATAACCTCTTTAAGAGAAGATTCACAAGCCGCGGGCCGTTGGGAGACTGCACAAGGTGGAGAATACTTTGCAGCTGGTGTTGGTGGAGCAATTACAGGTCGTGGTGCTGATTTATTAATCATTGATGACCCACATTCGGAGCAAGATGCGTTATCCGCAACCGCTATGGAGAATGCTTACGAGTGGTACACCTCTGGACCACGTCAAAGACTTCAACCAGGTGGAAAAATTGTTTGTGTCATGACTAGATGGAGCAAAAAAGATTTAACTGGTATGTTATTGTCAAAACAGAAAGAAGCAAAAGCAGATCAATGGGAAATTGTCGAATTTCCAGCGATCATGGACCACGGAGCAGAATTAGAACCCGTTTGGCCTGAATATTGGAATTTAGAAGAATTAGAAAAGGTTAAAGCAACGCTTCCAGTTGGCAAATGGAACGCACAATGGATGCAACGTCCAACTTCGGAAGAAGGTGCCCTTATAAAGCGGGAATGGTGGCGTAAATGGGATAAAGACACCATACCTCCTCTTCAACACGTTATTCAGAGTTATGATACGGCTTTCATGAAAAAAGAAACAGCTGACTTTAGTGCAATCACTACTTGGGGTATATTTTACCCAGATCAAGACTCAGGAGCCAATTTAATACTTTTAGACGCTGTAAAAGGTCGATATGAGTTTCCAGAGCTAAGAAGAAAGGCATTAGAGCAATATAAGTACTGGAATCCTGAAACAGTTATCGTTGAAGCAAAAGCAAGTGGACTTCCATTAACATATGAACTTAGACAGATGGATATACCAGTTTTAAACTTTACGCCGAGCAAAGGAAATGATAAACATGTTAGAGTAAATACATGTGCACCTCTTTTTGAATCAGGTATGATATGGGCGCCAGATCAGAATTTTGCAGAAGAGGTTATTGAAGAATGTGCAGCATTCCCACATGGTGATCATGATGACTTAGTTGATGCAACAACTATGGCTGTTATGCGCTTCAGGCAGGGCGGATTAATCAAGCACCCCGAAGACTACGTAGAAGAAAAACGAGCGCCTAGGAAAAAGGTTTATTATTAATGTTAAAAGAATTAATAAAATTATTCATTAGAACTAATGGCAGGAATCCAAACAAATTAGAATTGTTACAGCTTAAATTTAAAGCTGCTCAACAAGCAGGAAAAGGGGAAGTTATTCAATTCCCACCAAGTGCAATTACAGACTGGACTAAACCAAGGCCTACTACAGGAAAAAAAGCTGATGTAACAGAACTCGACGAACCTTTAGTAAATGAATTTGCTAGAACAGAAACTCTTGCTAGTCCTACAAGAATTAAACAAGGTTTCAGTACACAATCTAAATTAAATCATTGGTCACAAAATCAAAAACAAGTAAGCGATTTTATTGGTAGAAAAAATAGAGAATTTAATAGTTTAAATGCGGAAGATCAAAAAGAAGTTTTAGAAATGTTTGAAAAACAAATTAAAAAACATATGCCAAAAGAACGAAAAGCAGGCGGTGGTATCGCAGGCATGTTAGGTGAACCAACATACGTGGACGATAATCATAGAGTGCCTTTTAACGAAGGTAAAGAAGTAGAAAGAAGTTGGATAAAATTTCCATCTGTGCGCGATGAAAAAGGTAATATAGTTCCGACTTTTAGTAAAACAGGTAAACAACAAATTGAAGGTGCTCCAGAAGGCATAACTTCTGACAAAGAATATATAAATTTTATTATGAGTTTAGATATTCCCGTAACAGATAAGATTAATCTGCTAGGGGATCTTGGTTATGGTAAATTTAGAGATAAAATTGAATATGGCGATGATGAGCTTTTTTTACAGGAAGGCGGTGGTAAATCTAGAAAAGTGGGTATTGGTTATAATAAAGAAGGGGATGGTTTCAGTGGTCACATAAAATATGACATAGGCTCTGGAAAACCAGAAGCCTTTTTCAAATGGTCTAAAAAATTTAATGAAGGCGGAAGAGTACCTTATGATTCTGGAAACATGGTACTACCAAAACCAAAACCATTTCAGGGTTTATTTCATACTGAAGTTGGTGGACCTGTTATAACAAAAGATGATTCAGAATTTGAAGCTGTTGTAGATAGGTGGTCTCAGTTTGCACGACAACAAGGTGAAGGACCTGAAGACGTTAAAAGAAATAAATCTTTTGCTTTAGAAAATATTGTAAGAATAGGCAGAGAACTAGGTTATGAAGATGATGAGATTAAAGAAATTATTTTAAGAATTAATAAAGCACAAGGTGGCCGTGTAGGTTTTAAAGATGGTAGTAAAATGTCTAGAAGAACTTTTTTAAAAACAGCAGCAGGTCTTGCAGCTTTACCTGTTGTTGGTAAATTTTTTAAATGGGCAAAACCTGCAGCTAAAGTTGCAGACCTAACTTCAGTCCCAATTAAAAATGCAGAAGGCATGCCAAAATGGTTCAAGCCCCTTGTAAATAGAGTTATTAAAGAAGGTACAGATACAACTAATCTTCCAATTCATAAAGGGGGAGCACTTGCTGAAAGAGAAATAGTTCATTCTGCAAAATTAGGCGAAAATCAAGGAGTAAGAGTTTATCAGAATTTAGATGATCAAACTATTAGAGTTGAATATCAATCAGCTGACAACATGGGTGGTATTGATGATGCAGTTCACTTAGAATATACAGCACCTCAAATTATTGAACCCCCTGTCGTTAAAGGCGGGAAACTTTCAGGTTACGGCAAAGGCGTTAAAACAAAAGCAGAATTTAAAGCAGAAGAAGCGTTTCCACACGGCACAACAGGTGATTATAAAGATATAACTATGGAAGGCAGTAATGTAGTAACAAAAGTTGATGATTTATACAGTGATACAAGTGCCTTGAAGCAGTTTGGAACTAATAAAACTTTAAGCAAAAAAGAATTAGAAATAGCTAAACAAAAACAAAAACGAGTTAATGAAATAAATAATGATTTAGGTGAACAAAGCCAGCTTTTACCAGAACCACCAGATCCTGATTTTGCATCAGGCGGCCGTGTTCCATTCTCCAAGGGCAAGTTAGCATTATTAGAAGGACTTGGAAAATTAATGGATGACTTTTTTCCAGGAACCACGAAGCTTGGAAAAAGATCCAAACCATTTCCAGGAAAAGTACAAGAGAAAATGGATTTAAGAAAAGCACTTGCTGGTTTTAAGAAAAGAGAAGAAGCAGCGAAACTAAAAGAACTTAAAACCTGGGAAAATCCAGATAAAGTCAGAGCAGCTGTAGATGATATTTTTTCAACAGGCGATTATAAAATGGATGCACAAATGGCAGCAGAAGCATTGGTTGAAAATAATCCAAAAGCTTTTGGTAATAAACTTTATGATGATTTAGATGATAGAACTCGAATGAAAATTTATGGAGCAGTCTTAGAGGTTGTTCAGAGTGACCTGGGTAAAATGCTTCAATTGAAAAGAGCTTCCAAGCCTACAAAAACTTTAGAAGGTATTAAAAAAACTGGAACGATAGATATTTCTGATCCAAACATCGCTGAAGAATTTACAAAATTCATGAAAGAAACTGATCCTAAAGGATATGCTAAAATTCAAAAAGTAGTAGATGATGCCAATCAACAATTGGAACTTAAAAGATTTAAAACTAAAGGTCGTAAACCAAATGCAGAAGGCGGACTTGCAGGAATGTTAGGCGAATGAACCCATTAAAATTTATAGATCAGATTAAAGAGATGTACAATGACCAAGATCCAAGGTCCACGATTCTTGGACCACGGAACATGGCTGAAGGTGGACGGATTGCTTTTGATGGTGGCGGGTCTCCACTACAAAGATTAAGACAAGAGATTGTTGACAGCATGAGACCTTATGCACCTGGTGATGTAACAGAAGATCAACTTCAATTAGTTGTTAAAGACATAACATTAGACATGACAGCAGAACAAGCTCAAGCATCAGCAAAAGCAAATTTTATAAAATTATTTGGCATGGCTGAAGGCGGAAGAGCTGGATATAACGATGGCCAACTAGTAACACCATCGATTGATGGATCGAGACCAGGGTATCAGGGGCCCGAACGTACAAATCCATATCTTAAAGATAAAGATTTTTTAAAATTTGCTAAAGAAGAGTATGGCTGGACCCCAGATAAACCAACAAAGAACTTAGGTAAAGTAGTACTTAAATATGAAAGACTACTTGCAAAAAAAGGTAAGGTCTTTGGAATTGACGGTTTAATAGAAATTTTAGGTAATAATAACCCTTATACTGCAGATACTTTTAACAAAGCTTTTGGTAGTGCAGCAGATATGACAATTAAGAAAAATATGTCAGCGCCTCAAAAAACAAGAATTAAGATGGCTCAAAAAATAAGAAAAATTCTAGTTGATAATATAGGTGAACCAAAAAAAATGAAAGAGGTGTATGCACCTTTTAAATATTTGAGCCAAGAATATAAAAAAGTTCCAGGATCTACTACCAAAGTTTGGGAAATAAATAAAAAACAAATTAAAGCTTTAAATAAAGAATTAAATAGAGTTTATCAAGTGCAAGGGATGCAGACGGACACGATCGACAATATTTATAATCTTTTTAATGATAAAAAATTTTTAAATGCAGTTAAAAAATATGATGGTAAAGCAGTAGACATAGATTCATATTTATTTAAAAAAGTATTTGAACCTGGAAAAGGTGGAAAAAATGCATACGCTTATATGCAACTTGGAAGAGCTTTACAGGGAAAAATAGAACTTGAAGGAATTAAAGTAAATAAAACATTAGGAGATAAAATAGTAAAATCTATAGCACACAAGTCTTCAATAAATATAGATGGAGAAATGGGTAAAGCAGCTCAAAGATATGCAAAATTAGAAATGGGAAAATGGTTTGATAATTCAAACGCTACTTATAAAAATATATCAGAAAGTATAACTAAAGCATTTAGAGACGCTGGTGTTAAAGATCTTAATATTGATGAAATATTTCCAGCAAGGACTGGACAGCTTACATATGGTAAAGGGTCTGGAGTTCATAATAATTTTGTTCAGTTTATTGATTCTAAAATTAATCAAAAAGCTAAAAGATCTTTTGATGGTAGAATGTCTAAAAGACTTCAAAATTTAGATAGTGCTTATAGGTTAGCTAAGGGGAGTGGGGACTATTCTAAAGTTGAAAAAATACTCGCACAACATGAGAAATCTATCAAGAATTTTTATATAAAAAATCCAGAAGCTAAGGGTAAAGTTAATCTTACTAAATTTCACTGGGACGCAAAGAACAAGAAATTTTTAAAACCAGAACAAGTTTTTGAATCTCAATACAAAGGTTCTTATAAAACAATCCCAGAAAAAATAAGGAAAGGAATGGAAAAGTTCCATGCGAAAACTGGAATAAGCATTGATCCTGGAACTGCAAGAACTTTAGAAAAATCTGGTGCAGATGTTAAAACTTTAACACAAAGTAAAGCATGGAATACAGCTATCAAAAGTTCTAAAGCTAAAATGTTAGCTAAAACTTTAGAACTTGCAGGAATAAAAGTTTGTAGTTCTCAATTAGCAAAAGCTGGTGGTGGAAGAATTGGATTTGCTGAACCAGTATGTGGAATGAAGTTTGCTGAACAGAACGAAGATGCTTTTATGAGAAAAGTTGGTCAGAGTAAGAAAGCAGCAGATATGTTTAAATCAGGCAACATAGCAAAACATTTAATGAAAGCCAAAAACTGGGCGAAAACTAATATGGGCCCTGCAGGCTGGATTGGTGGAGAACTTTTAGTTGTAGGTCTTGGTACAGCGTGGGATATGTCCCAAGGTAAAGGCTGGAAAGAGGCCATGGATAATTGGACAGGTTTAGGAGGACATTTTGGTCAAGCAGAACAAAGACTTCGGGACATTGGAACAGAACATGGATGGAATGAAGGACAAATTAATGATGCTATGAAAATTGGACAGTTAATGGATTTGAGTACTAAGACAGAAGAAAAACAATGGGAACTAGATCAACTTTTAGAAGCGCAAGATATTGGAGGAACGGCTAGGGTAAAATATGATCCTAAGCATCCAGGAGCCTACAAACCTATACAAGGTAAGTATCAAGATCCAAAAAAATTAAGAGAGTTAAAAGCAGAAGTACCAAAAATGTGGGAAAAAGGGGATGAGATTTATGAATCTTTAAAAAATTTTGATACATCAATAGAGCTTTATAATGAACTTCAGCAAAGAAAAGCGTTAGAAGAATATAATAGAAAAATGAAACTTAGACATTCTGAAAGTGACCCTTTTAGTTATGTAATAGAAGAAAAACAACCTTTCCAGAATCTGGAATATCAAAAACATCCACTTGAATCTCCTACTCAATTGTGGGCGCCTTATGCAGGCGGCGGTATGGTAGGAATACGTAAACCCCATGCAATAGCACCAACTGGAGGACCTCAATCACAAGGCTTGGCATCTACGCCAGAATATGGTACATATAACAAGGAGTATAAATGGCAGAGATAGACAAATCACTCCCGAATGTTAGACATGAAGTAAAAATACCTGGTGCACAAGCACCAACGGATGTTGACATTACGGAAGCACAACAAAGACAACCTGTAGAAGTAACACCAGATCAAGATGGTGGTGCTACAGTTAATTTTGAACCAAGTGCCGTGAACCAAGCTCAGTCAAACACGCACTTTGATAATCTAGCAGATATTTTACCAGAAGAAGTTTTAGATCCAATTGGAATTCAATTAAGACAAAATTTTACAGATTATAAAATGTCTCGAAAAGATTGGGAACAATCTTATACAAATGGTTTAGATCTTTTAGGATTTAAATACGATAATCGTAATGAACCATTTCAAGGAGC